TGCCGACCGTGAGCGTGCCGCCCTGCTCCGGTGTGACTTCAGCACGCAAAAAGTTCGCGACGACGCGATGGCCGACGACCTCGCCGAACTCGCCAAGCACCTGCACACCGCGATCGATCATCACCGTGCAGTTCGGATCGGTTCCGGGTGTTCCTCCCTTCGCCGTGTAGATGCCTGAATCCGCCTGCCCCGAACGAAGGAACGCCCGCGACATGCGGGCGTCCATCGAAGAGAGGCGAGCGGCTTGGCTCATGCTCAGGTCGTAGTACCCTGCAGGAGCACCTTCGGACGCGTGCAGTACGACAGCGGGTTGGATTGCGCCTCGAACTCGATGCGCTTGCCGTTCGGGTTCATGTACTGGCGCGAATAACGCGGCAGGCCTACGGTATTGACCGTCTCCATATAGTCGGCCGGTGCGTACACCGTGCGGAACAGGCCGGGAACGCCGACCGGGAAGATGCGCACTTCATCGACACCTACCATCGGTGTGTTGCCGATCGCGCCACGGTAGTTTTCGAACACGATGCCGCCGAATTCGAAGACGCCGTACACCTTGTTACCGTTCGGCTGCAGGTAACCGTCGCGGAGCACCTGCGCCATGTCGGTATTCTTGTAGGTGTTGCGCACTTCGATATTCGCGATCAGCGAGTCGAAGAAGTTGTCGCCACACAGCGCCCACACGCCGGTGAACGGCGTTCCGCCAAGGTTGTTGGCGATCGTACGCACCGCGCCGGCGCAGGTCTTGCGAATTGCACCGGTATCGGTTGATGCGTCGAGGTTGAAATCGATAGTCGCGGCTTGGCTGACGCCGAACTCGGTGAACAGGTTGTAGAGCGTCGAGCCGTCCTGGTTGAGGATGATTCCCTTCACCGCGCCGAGACGCTGATATTCCAGCGTCGGGTCGAGCACGAGGTTGACGGCGTCGGTCTGACGCTGATTCACGAGCGACATCACGCTCTGAACTTCGGACTCAGATCCGAACGCGCGCACCCCCATGACCTCATCGGCGTTGAAGCCGTCGTCGTACTGGTAATGCGGAACGACGAGCGAGCGCAGATTGCGCTTGTTCTTCGCCTTCGTTTCGCCAGGTCCACCGCGGGGCGAAGGATTCAGCAACTGCAGAACACCATCGATCTGTTCGATCGCAACCGAGAGTGTCGTGATGCCGCGCTCATTCCAGTCGATTACCTGGCCGCAGCGGCCGGGCACGAAGGGGATGTTGTTGACGGCATCCGTGAGGGAGGTAACGCCGAAGGCGTTGTCGTTGAAGATATCGAGCATGGGCATTGCGGCTTCTCCGTCGAGAAATGAAAAAGCCCGCATGCGCGGGCTCGGATTCGTGGCGAAAAAAAAGCCCGCTTTCGCGGGCTCCGGTTGGATGGTTGAGGTTCGGTCAGTTACGGACGATGATCCCGCGCGCGGCGAGCTGCGCAGCCGCAGCGGCCTTCTGGTCGTCGGTCGTGCCGGAATGCCACACGAGTTCGTGACCGTTCACGGTGCAGTCGCGCGCATCGACGACGCAGTCGGCATCGGCAGAGGTCGCATCGACGCCGGCGTAGAGGATTGCGTCGGCGCTATTCGTGCCGGCGACGAACTCGGTGTAGCCGGTCGAGGTGACCGCGATGGTGAACGCATCGCCGACAACGAAATCGGCGGACCCGTCCGCGATCGTGATCGTGATGTGATCGCTCGCAGATGCGCCGCCGCCGACGGTGATCTGGCGAACCAGTGTACCGTCCGGCGCCTCCAGATCGAAGGTTCCAGCATTGCTCGCGGCGGCGACGCAGCGCAGCTTGTAACTGCCGAGCTGCGCGTCGACGCCGAGCGCGCCGACGGTGATCACGCCGTTGCCGGACGGCGAACCGACCGCTGTTGCTGCGGCGGCGGACAGCGCCGCGTGCAGCACTGCGCCGGCGGCGAGGTTGTTTCCGGACTTGAGGGTGCCGTTCTCGCGCGAACGGTTGCCGTTGGCCTCCGAGAGGATGTGGCCGCCGGCGTGGGTGGTTTCGGTGAAGGACATGGTGGTCGTCTCCTGAGATCAGCGGTTGCCGCGATGGGTGCCAACGCTCCCCGCGGCGGCAGCGCGGCGGCGGGCGTAAACGTCCTGACGTGAATTGGATTGAGCGGGCTTCTGCGTCTGCGGAAGTGCGGTGACGATCTCGTCGGCCGGTGCGTCGGCGACGGCGCCGGCGAGCTCTGCGCGCGCCTGCTCAACACTGACGCAGCGTGTAACGAAGTGCGCGGCCTGGTCTTCGAGCTTCGCGGCCTTGCACAGATCGGCGATCTTCGAGGCAGTTTCGATGCGCGCCGGGATCTGCTCGACGGTAATCGAACTGGCGACCTTCGGGTCGAGCAGCGCGAGCTTCACGTCAGCGGCCAGCGTCGAGACTTGGACGGCTCGGGAGAGTGCCGCGAGTGCGGCGTCGGCGATTGCTTCGGCGCTGGGCTGTGCGGCCGGCGCCGGCAGAACGGTGTCATCTGGCATGGTCTGTGTCTCCTGCGCCGGCGCGTCCGGCTCTGCTGGTTGAGAAAGTTCGGCAATCAGATCTTCGAGCGTACCGACAGAATCGGCCAGGCCGACTGTGATCGCCTCGGCGCCGACGTACCACTGCGCTTCGGTGTTCATGACCTTGTCAAGATCCATCACGCGATAGCGCGAGACCGAACTGGCGAACAGGTCGCGAAGTTGGTCGACGGCTGCCTGTTCCTTGGCCATCGCATCGTCCGAAATCGGCTCGTGTGGATTGCCGTCGACCTTGTGCGCGCCGGAGAAGATGTAGGTCACCTTCACGCCGAGCTTGCCGTCGTAGCCGCTCTGGTCGATGTGGTAGGTGTAGACGCCGATCGACCCGACGCCGCCGGTGCGCGTCACCTGAATTCGGTCGCATGCGGCAGCGATCGCATACGCGGCCGAATAGGCCATATCGTCGACCTGCGCGACTATCGGCTTTTTGCCGCGCGCCGCGAAGATGTAGTCGGTCAGATCGAAGCAGCCTGACGCCATGCCGCCGGGCGAGTCCATTCTCAGCACGATCGCTTTGACGTTATCGTCGGCGAGCAGTTCATCGAACGCGCAGCGGATAGCGGCATAGCTCGCCGGGCCCGGGCCGCAGATATCCGGCATTGGGCGATTCACCAACGCACCGGAAATGTTGAGGATCGCAATCGATCCTGACTGCGCGCTCATTTCCTCTGGAGCGTCGACCGCACCATCGAGGTATGCACCGATCAGGCGCTCGCCCATCGTTGGATGCACGAGCAGCGGTTGCCCGAACGCGTGCGTATACAGCTTCGCGACGACAGAATGCTGCGGCCGGCGCCCAAACATTCGCGCCAGCAGTCCAGGCTTGGAGGCCATCAGTTTTCCTCTTGTGTCGAATCGGCGTTCGGATCGCCTGCGTTGTCATTCGCCGGGTTGTCCGTCCCGGGTTCTTGCGATCCTGCCGCCTTCTGCTGCGTAATACCGCGATCGGACGTGTAGCGCGGATCGCTGTCGAAGATGAATCCATGCTCGTCGCCGTGCGCGTTGTCTTCCGCAATCTGCGTCTCGACCTCTTCGGGGTCGTCGCCGTTCGAAAGAATGACGCTGCTGCGCGATTTGAACCCGCTGCGCACAGCTTTACGGTCAGCATCGACGTCCTGCACCGGATGCGAGTATGGGAAGCCGTGCGGCACCCAAAGCGTCTCGATGTACTCATCGCGCTTGCTTGCGTAGTCCGGCGCGTCGATCGCGCCAGACAGCACGGCTGCATCCCAGAAGGCCTCGCGCACGCGCTGGCATAGCATCGGGATCAGCACGAGCCATTGCCGCTGCTCTACGATCCGACGAAATTCGTTGAGGATAAGACGCAGCGCGCGGTCGGAAATTCCGTTCAGATCGCCCGTCAGAACCTCATACGGGATGCCGGCCCGCGCCGCGATCGCCATCAGCATCGTGCGCATGTACGGCGAGAAGTTCGTTCCCGCATCCGGCGGATTGGAAAACTCTGGCTTCACACCAGGCGGAAGTTCCTGCATCGTGCCTGGCTCAAGGCCAGCGAGCGGCGTTCCATCAGCCGCTGTTCCATTTTTAGCCTCGTCCAGCGGATGAGAGCCGAGCTCTCCCTCGCCAGCGAGTTGCGTGTAGAAACCGGTGAACAGGTTCGCCAGCTTCTGTCGCTCTAGGACGGCATCCTTGAAATTGTTGAGATTGAACATCTCGACCAAGGTCGAGGTCATGTGCGGCAAACCGCGCAATTGCCCTGCGCGAATCGGCTCATACACGTGAATGATCTGCTCGGCCGGAATCCGGCGGAGCTGCATGTCAGCGAAATTCGTGACCATCACGTCGCCTGGATGCTGCGGATACATCCAGTAAGCGACACGCTGACCGATGGCGTTGAACTCGATACCGGCGCGGATGAAATTCCCGTTGCTCGCCGTGGCGTAGTAGTTCGACGGGCACTGCTCGGCTTCGATAAGCTGAAGCTGCAGTGGAACTGGCAAACCGTCCGACGCGCGGCGGTTGCGTAGGCGAATGAATATCTCGCCGGCTTCGTGCCACTCGCGATCTGTCAAACCCTGCAGGCCGTAGAAATTGAAGATGCCGTCTGCGTCGCAGACTTTCGCCCATGCTTCCCAGACCGCCTTGACAAGTTTCTTGAACTGCGGCGTGCCGTTTACCGTCTTCGCCTGGATGCCGACGCCGATCTCGTTGCTGACCAGCTTGTCGAGCGCCGTGCCGGCCCACGGATCCTTGCGCGCAGCGTCGCGTGCGCGGGAAAGAATCGTACCCTGCTGACCGAGCGTGACGAGATTCGGGCCGGCATTCGACGGGCGCCACATCCGCAAGCGACGGCCTTGCCCGGCCGCATTATGGATCGGGTCCGATCCAGCTCCGTTGACGGAGAAGCCGTCAGCAGCCATAGCCCGTTCCGCCCTGGCTCACGCGCATGATCTTCCGTCGCGTAGTGCCGCTTGCTGCATTGATCTCCTCAAGCATCAATTGCCGCACCTTCAGCATCGCCTCGGTCGACTGGTAGGTCACAGTGCGATCGCGATATCGCCAGGTTAGTTCGCCACTGGCAATGACCGCGTCAAGCGATGCGACGTCGTCCAACGTGAAGGGCATGTCACCGTTCCAGATAAGAACTGCGCGCGACGCGCAAGGGGCGCACTACTGGCGCGGCCGGTTTCTCGGTCCCGTTGACGAACACGTCCGGGTTAGCATCCCACTCGGCCGCCCACGAAGGCGGGGATTTCCAATCAAACCGATCGGCGCCGAGCGCAATGGCCGCAGCGTGACCGTAATAGCAAAGGTCGAACGTCTCGTTCTTCCGCTTGTGCGGGTTTTCCCAGCGTCGCGCGCCGCGTGTCTCGGCCGTCAGTTCATCGAAGAATGATGTCGGCAGCCACTTCGGAAAATGGTAATAGCCCGGGCCGGCCGTCGATCGCTTGACGTCTGCCATCACCGCATCTTTCAGGACCGTTGCGCTCAGCAGCAGTACCGGCACGTCGCCGATCGCGCCGGACTGGCGATCCTTGCGCTTGCGCGCGTCAGGGAACGTCTCCTGCACTCGCGCCGCGCTATCCCGGTCGGTGCCCTTGACCAGGCGGAACTTGGACTGCAGGCCTTTCGTACGCAGCACGCGAAAGAACTCGTACGCGCGCTGTGTTACCCCCTCCTCGCCGCCGGAGTCGCAGACCGTGAGGCGCACCGGCATCGAACGGCCTGAGCCATCAGCAAGCGGATATCGCCGCGTGATAGCCTTTTCGATCAGACGCTCCCAATCTTCGACGAATCCGGCCGGGTCGATCGGGAAGACGCCGCCTTGTCCGTTGTCTCGCTCGGAACTCTTCAGCGCATAGCGATCGATGACCCACTTCTCGAGGCCGACTCCGTAGCCCATAACCTGAATCACAAACCGCGCGTTCTTGCCGGCCTGAATGTCGATCTGCGCAGTGAGGAAGCGCACGCCGGCGGGAACCTCGCCCTGAGGCCAATCCTCGGCGCGCTCCTGCAGATCATTGCCGGTCTGCTCGTTTCGAGCCGAGATCGGCAGGAACGGCATCGCCTGGTCAACGTTCGTAGTCGATTTCAGGGGCTTCGACTCGCCGGTCAGCGCGTACTGCTTCACCGCCTGCAGGTAGCGCTCGACCAGCGAGGTCCATGATTGGTATGCCGCAGCGACGCCACCGAGCCAGAAGCTCGCCGTACGCGATCGCACAAGCTCACCGGTGACCGTGCCGTCTGGCCACATCCGCTGACCCTCGCCAACCCAGCGACCGCTGAGATTCATCGAGCGTTTCCAGCGATGCTCCAAGCCGACACCGCAGCAGGTGCAGTGCAAGAGCGAATGCCGCTCTGATATAGCCAGCACGTCATCGACGACGACGCGCTCGAGCAATTCCTCAAATGCCGGCAGTCCGAACCCATCGATCCCTGGCGCCGCCTGGAACGGTTCCTTGCACTCCGGACAGAGCCAGTACCAGCGCCGGCGGTCGCCACGGTTGTACAGCGACAAGATTCCGTCCGCCGGCGGCGCCTCGTGCGGCGACCGCGGCCGCCACTTGGCGTCCGTGTAGTCGCGTGCCGGGCTCGACTCCGCGATGCACTTCCCTGACGACATGTAGGTCTGAATGCGCTTGAGCGCCAGACCAAACAACTCGTCGATCGACAGGTCGCCGGTGATGTTATCGACGTCCGTCAGCAACACGCGGCGCAGATCCTTGCCGCTGACCTGCGCAAGCGTCGGCCAGCCGAAGCGCAGAGCCATGCCGCTTCGGAAGAACTTCAGGTAGACGTTGTCGTCATGAGCGCGCGGACTCAAACGCTTCGCGAGCTCCGGGCTGCCCGTGATGGCGCGACCAATGCGCGTCTTGCTGTAGTCCTGCGCCTGCGATTCGTTCGTCTGGATGATCAGCGTGTCCGCCGGATCGTCCACGATCGAATACGCTACCACGCCATCTACCAGCGCAATGGTCTTTCCGGACCGCGCCGGACCAGCAAAGATGATCGCTTCGTACAGTCGACTGCGCGCCAGATCCATCGGCTCGCGCATGTACGGCGAGACGTCGACGCTCCAGTTCTGCGACGCCCCTGACGGATTGACGATCCGCAGGTTCGTGCCGACCGACTGGCTGACCGACACACGGCGCGCTGGCCGGATTGTCTCGGCTACGCCGATCCGGATCTGCGCAGCGCTCGCGTACATCAGGCCGCCGCGGCGGTCGCTACGATCCGGTCGTAAAGCTCTTGCCGCCGGCGATCGATGCCGTCGTGCAGCGCCTGAACCTGCTCGGGCGTCAGCGCCACATCGCGCTCGAGTTGGTCGGGCAGCGTTTCCAGGAACTGCGCCAGGTCCTTGACCATCACCGCGAGGTCCGCTTCGTGCTCCGAGGCTGGGATGAGCAGCCCTGCCCGCGTCTCGACATCGATGCGCTTGCTCTCGGACTGATACCAGTAGTTGCGCTGGTCAGGCGGCATCGTCTTCGGGTCGCGCATTCCCTGCTCGTCGAAGCCAGCCCCGCTCATCAGCGCCGGGCACGCATCGCGAAGCCGATAGACCGGATACCCGTTGCGCAACCCGTCGCTCGGAACGCTTGCCTGAGCCAGCCGTTTCGAGACCGTTTCCCGGGCCATGCCGAACTCTTCGGCCAGCCGGGCGATGCTCAGACGGACGTACCGGTCGTTCTGCTCCAGCACTTCACCCACGACAACGCGCTCCCAAGGCAGCTTGCCGTGCTGGCGGCCATGCTGCTGAAGTCAGAAAAATCCGAAAAATAGTGCCTTACCGCGGTCCTTTGCACCCGCGGTTAGGTCAGACCGGCTCAGGGACCCCGACAACAGTCTCAGGATGGCTGAGACGCACCAGTATTGGCGCCAGTGAGCGTGGCCGTCTCGCCGTCGATCTTCGCGCGCAGCGCATCGAGGTCGGCCACGACGCTCTGGATATCGGCATCGCTCGTGCCTGCCGGGAGGCTGTTGAGCTTGGCTGTGATGGCATCCAGCTCTGCGGACACGGAGGTGTTGAGGGAAGCGACTGCGGCTTTGAGATCGTCGATTGCGGCCATGAGACGTGACTCCATCTTTCGTAGTTGACGGGAGAACAGCCAAAGGATCCTGAGCACCATGGCTTCAGGCTGCCTTGGAACGTTTGCAGCAGCACTCGACCTCGTGCGGCTGCGGTACGCGGGGGATGCGTGCGCCTGACAGCCATAGGCAATCGGGGTGCTCGGTGTGACCTTCTGGATCGGTGGGCCAGTGCAGGACGAATGATCCGCCGCCTGGATAGGCGGCCACGACGCAGGCGCCGTCACGCTCGCGCGTTGGCATGCGCTCGGCGAAGCGTTCCCAGTACAGGCTCATAGCGCCCAGAACACCAGAATCAGTCCAGCCATGAACGCGCCCGTTGCCTTGGTCGCGCTGGCGTCCATTGCCAGATTGTCAGTGGCCTTTGCGCCGGCTGTTGCGTACCACATTGCCATGCCGAACAGCAGGACGATGAAACCCTTGAGCAGGATCACTTGATCGCCTGCGCTTCGCGTGCGCGCTCCAGCGCGTCACTGCATGCCGTGCGGCGCGTCTCGCACGCCTTCACGCGGTCGTTGCAGATGGTGCGCAACAGATGTTCGGTCGCTAGCGCGTTCAGTGCGCTGTCCGGATTGGCAGTGACCTGCACCGGATTCTTCTCGTCGCACGTCTCGCAGGGTGCGTTGCACAGGGGTGAGACCTTGACGTCGAACGGGTCGGGCTTTGTGAACAGGCGCATGGAGTTGCAGCCGGTCAACAGGAAAACCGAGAACGAGGCAATCGCGAACAGTTTCATTTGACGATGCCGCCCTGAATCCAGCCATGCCAGCATTCAGGTGTGCCGACTGCGATGCTGGGATTTGTTGTCAGGTCATGCAAGCCGCTGCCGGCGACTTGCCATCTCGGACGAGTCTTGCCGTCTCTTCCCACGGGGCCGTGATCGGCCGGCAATTGGATCCCGCAGGGCGGGTTGGCGAACGGAACAAGGATGGCGTGCGGCCTGCCCTTGCCGAGCGAAAGGTCTGTCGGGAAACGCTCATTGCCAGCGGCATCCTTCTCTCCGTAGCCGCATGGGCACCAGAGGATCAGCCCTTGCGCTTCGGCGAACTCGACTGGCCGATTGTTCCAGCCAGGATCGCCATCGAACGTAGAGTAGTAGCTCACATCGGCATTCGCGCCGTTGTAGAACTTGGCGTCAAACCATGGATCAGTCAGCGGCGCCGGCAGCGACTTCATTTCAGCGCCTCGTTCGCAGATTTGATCCGCTCGTCGTCGAATAGGCAATCCTTCGGAAGCGGCTTGCTGTACTTCGTTTGCTTGGCGAGCATTCCCTTGATTGCCGCGATGTCTTGCTGCGTGGCGTCGAACTTGTCCTGCGCATCGGCGTTTTGCTGTGCTGACTGCGGATCGAGCTTGGCTTGCACGAGCGCGTGCTCAGCCTGATAGGCAGCGTTTGCGGCGTCGATCTGCGCCTTGTCTTCCGCATGCGCGTCGTGGACCTTGATCGCCACATCGGCGTAGTGATACGCGACAGCAGAGCCGACGATGATCGCGAATCCGATTCCCTTCAGTTCGAGTGCGGTCGGCATTTCAGGGCGCGCCGTCTTTCTTGAAAACGCCCCAGAGAATTCCGGCGACGGTCAGAACGACCCCGATGCCGGTCAGGTATGGCGCGAGGAAGTGCACTGTCGTCGCGAGCTGGTTGACCTTTTCGGCGCCATTCGTGAGCGCGGTCGCGGTAACGCCACTCGTGGCAATTGCGCTGCCGGCGGCTTTGGCCTTCATGTGCGCAGTCTTCCAGATGCTAGGCGGCGGTTCGATATCGATCTTCGAGCCGCGCACGTAGGCGCCTTGTACCCACTGACCACCTTCTGAGTTGCGGCGATTGACCAGACCAGGGTCTTTCACACCACCGCTGATCGTCCATTTCAGCATCTCGGCAGGGACCGAGGCGTAATCGCCGCTGTTCAACTTCTTGAGCAGCGTCGACTTCTCGAACGCGCCGGAACCGATGTTGTAGACGAACGAAAACAACGCGTCGTACTGACCTTGCGTGAGCGAAACCTTGACGTTCTTGTCGATGCAATCGCCGACCCAGACCGAGGCTTTGTCGAACGCGTCGTCGCACTCTTCCTCGGTATACGTCTTGCCGATCACGGCGCCATCGGTAGTTCCATAGCCGAACGTCGGCGTGCCGTTGTCATCGGCGTAACCGACGAGCGCTGGCTGGCCGTTCGGACCTTCGCGGCCCTTGAGCGCGCGTTCGCCAGCGGGTGACAGCTTCACTTGCCGCGAACCTTGGCGATCTGTGCAGTCGCCCACGTTTCAAGCGCCTGCCAGCGTGCCTGCGGGACGTGAGCAAGCGCCCAGCCTGCAGCGATGCAGATCAAGTAGAGCATTGGATTCCCCTTAGATTCGATCGCGGTATTTGCGGCGGCGCTTCGGCACGCGCCAGGTCAACCACATCACCAACGCGTAGGCCGCGAATATACCCAGCCCGATCCCGCAGAGCGTATTGAAGGTAAATCGCGTAAACATCACGCGCGCCAAGTCCGCGCGCCGAGCGGTTGCGTGCTCTGCTTCAGCGGTTTGGCCATGCCTTCGAGCATCTGTTGCTCGGTCGGATGCCACGGCGTTGTCAGCGCGTGGTGAACGCTGATGAGCAGGAGCAGCAACGCGACGGCAAGAATGATCGCAGCGCGGCGTAGGGTCATTGCAGCTTCGCCCGAAGCGCTTCCTTGTCCTTGTTGCAGGCGATCAATGCGTCCCTGCGAGCATTGGCTACGCGCGTTGCCTCTGCTGCCGTATAGCGCTTCGGCTGCTCGATTGGGCACGGCTGCAGGAGCGCAAGAATCGAAGCGCGATCAAACAGCGGCGAGACGGATTGCTGCTGCGCTGGCTGGCTGATGCATCCGGCCAGGATCAGCAGCGGCAGCGAGCGGATCATTTCAGCTTCCTTGCCTGCTCGATTTCGTTGATCCGGCGGCGGTCGTCCTGCAGCTCAGACTCAATGCGTGCCAGGCGTTCTGATATCTGGCCGATTCCGCCGAGCTGGTTCTGCATCAGGCCCATTTGCGTCGTGAGCGACGTCAGACTGCCTTCGATCCGGGCGATCTGCTTGGTCTGCTCTAGCGCCGTCGAATTGGAATCCCGCTGCGTTGCGAAGATTCCGGCCGCCACCAGCAGTAGCAAGCCGCCGATGACGGTTTGGACTATCCCGAACACGCCGGAGTGCTTGCGGCCTGCTTCCTCGACATGTCCGACCCCCTCTGAGCTCACAGAACTCAGCCCGGCTTGGCGCCGAGCAGATAGGCGCCAGACTGCACGCAACTGATCAGCTGCGCGAAGGCCAGCGCCTTGGCATCCTTCGGACCGAGTTCGAACGTGGTCTGGCCGCTATCGCCGCTGCCTTCGGCGAAATTCGCCGGGAAGGCGACGCCATCGACAGCTTCGGCGCTGCCGCTCGCCGTCGAATAGGCCGGGGGAACGAACGTCTTGTTGCCACCCGTCTGCAGGTCGTTCGCAGAGTTGCAGGCGTAGTTCAGGCTCGCCTTCTGGACGTCATTCAACTGACCTCCGAAATCGCGCAGCGTTGCCGCCCACTGCACGCCCGCGCCGGCATTCTTGGCAGCATCGGCTGCCCAGCCGCGCGCGCTCTTGCGCTGATCGGAGGACGACCACTGGAACGACCAGGCGAACGCGATGACGCTCGCGATGCCGAGCGAATGAACCAGCGCGGCCGGATCGCCGGGGTCCGGAGCGCTGTCGTAGCCGGCCGGGAAGTCCGAATCCTGCGGCAGATCGGCGACCTGATCGATGGTCGGCAGAACGGCGTGCGGATGATTCTTCTGGTACTGCTCGGGATGGCGCTGCGGTGCGTCGAATTGACCCATGACGGAATCTCCTTGGAAGAGGCCGGCCTTTAGACTCGGACTCGCCGAACGTGCGGCGGAATTTCGAGGGCCGGAGGTGGTTGCGGCTGTCGGATTCGAACCGACGACTTCCGGCTTATGAGGCCGGCGATCTACCTCCTGATCCAAGCCGCTGAAACGAAAAACCCGGCGCTTGGCCGGGTTCGAGATTGCTGCGGGGGCAATTTGCCCTGCGCGCGAATATAGCCATCAGGACGTGGTTAAGCAAAGCCGATTTTTCACGCGGCTTCGTCTTGAAGGGTCGAAACGGCCTGAGCGAATGCCAGCGCCCCGTTCGTCTCAGCGTCCCGAATCATCCGAAACGCCCATTCGTAGACCTTGAACCACATGCGCCGGTACTGCTCGAAATCGACTCCGAGAGCGGTGGCGCGCTCTTTCTTCTTCTCGGCCTTGACCCCGGTGCCGACGCATTCCTGGCATATCTTCTTGAGCGGACCGCTTTGAACCTCGCCACGACCGCGGCACTCTGGGCAATGGCGCGGATTGCGAATTTCGCTGATCGCAGCGCGGTACATGCGCGAGTAGACGACTGGTGACGGCGGACCGGCATCAGCGCCGCGCGTGCGCTGCTCCCATGGCCACGTCTGGCTCTTGGCGCGATCCACGGCCGCGGTGCAATCCTCGAGGATCTTCCGGTCGTATTCGGTAGCCCGGCGCTTGCCGGCGAGGCCACACTCAGCGATGTTCAACTCCAGGCGGGCGAGCAGAACCATCCGTTCGCGCCGGTTGCGTTCGTCCAGGATGCGGCGTAGCGCTTCCTGAGCGGTGGCCGTGTCTTGCCGTGGTGCGCCATCTTCCCACCAGCACGCTTCGAACACCTGGCGGGCGAAGGACATGTCGGCGTCTGGAATGTAGGTTCCATCGTCCTGCCGGCGGCATGCGGCCATTCCGAGCGCGCCGGCGACGTCGATATTCACCAGGTCGGGAATTCCACCGCGGCCGATGCTGTAGCGAATCGCCGGTACATTCAGTCGCGCGAGCAGTTCTCTCGGATTCAAATCGACTCTCCCCAACCCTGATTCAGAACCAGCCCTGCGCCCGCACAGTCTTGCGACCCTTCTGCCCGCCTCGCCGTCGTGCCGCGTTGAAGTCAAATGTCAGCATTGCCTGCTTCGTATTCCGTCCCGCGCGAAGATGCGCGCGAACGGTCGAGTCTGTCAGGCACGGCACGATGGCGCGAATCTCCGCAATCGTGGCTTCGCGGCCTTCGAATAGGAAGCGCTTCATGCGGCTTGCTCCAGGTCGATCGCGCCGAACAGGTCTGGCATATCGAGATCGCGCTCGGCCGCGGCGCAGTAGGCTGCAGCATCGAGGAAATATCGGTTGTTCAACTCGACGCCGTGGCCTCGGCGCTTCAGCTTGATCGCGCAATACGGCACAGTGCCCAATCCAGCGAAGGGGTCGAAGATCGTTTCTCCCGGCATCGAGTACTGCTCGATGCATCGATCGACGATATCAAACTGCAGCGGACAGATGTGGAGCTCTCTCCCTGCCGCGTGCTGCGCGCCGTTGAGAGTGCGCATGCGCGTGATGTCGGTCCATACGTCCGGGTGCCAGGACTGCGGCTGCAGCAGCATGAAGGTGCTTGGGAGCCAGCCGGATTTGTCGACGTGTTCGGCGATCCGCACGTCATGGCGAAAATCGTAGACGTTTTCCAGCGAGTGCTTGCGGAAGAGTTTGAACACCGCCTGCTGCTCGAGGCCTTCGAGTTCCTCCGGTCTCAGCGGCCGGTTGCCCGAGCTGCGAGTGAAGCCGTGCGCATCGAACTGCCAGCGCGGCCGCGTGAATTGCGCCTTGTCCTTCGCGACCGGTTCGTCCGCATAACCGTTGCTCGCGTCGCTCGGTGGCTTGCGGAATATCAGCATGTATTCCGGCATGCCAGCGCCCATGCGCGAGCCGTCCTTGCACTGTTCGCTCCAGCCGAGACGATATGTCTGATTGTTCTCTCGCACGACGTCAGTGACGATCGTCTTGCGTGCGAGGAACGCGAAGCCATGCTTCACGAAGTGCGCAACGCACTCGTCGCTGAAGGGCTGCACCGTCTGGAAACCGAGGCCGTTGATTCCACCTGGCGTGATTCGGTCTTTGACGTGAATCGCTGCGACTCGGCCGGGGCGAAGTACTCGCAGCAGCTGCGGCGTGAGGAAATCCATCTGTCGCCAGAAGTGCGGGTTGTCGTCGGTGTGCCCGAAATCGTTGAAGCTCGGCGTGTACTCGTATTGGTGACTAAAAGGAATCGACGTGACGATCAGGTCGACGCTGTTGGCCTCCATGATGCGTGTCTCGACTACGCAATCGTTGTTCACCATCGTATAGGTCTGGCCCGAGGCCTCGACGCGGACGACACCGAGCGAGCGCGCAAGCTGCGATGCGGACGCCGCGTGCGCCATGCCGAACTCGCGGATGATCTCTGTCATGCGGGCAACCATCTCATTATGTTGGGTCCATTTGCGTTCGAGCTGGCGGCGAATATCGCGCTCGGCTTCGGTGTAGATCAGATCAATGCGAACCTGCTCGGTCTGCAGGAAGCGGTAGATGCGGTGAATCGCTTGAATGAAATCCTTGAACTTGAAGCCGATCCCGAGGAACACGGACCAGTGGCAGTGATATTGGAAATTGCAGCCCGAGCCGAGCATGACCGGCTTGCCGGCGAGCTCTTGAATCTTCCCATCACTGAACGCGATCACGCTGGCCTCGCGCGCGTCCAGGTCCTGTGAGCCGTAGACGCTGATGCATGTCGGGATGGCGCGCTCGATCGCGCGGCGTTCGTCTTCAAGGTCATGCCAGATCAGGCGATGCGCGGCCGGTTCCTCGCTGCGAATCTGCAGCAGCTTGGCGATCCGCGCGTCGAGGCTTTCACGCTTCTCCTTTGCCGAATCCTGCACGCCGATGGCTGCATTGCGGAATAGCCTGCCCTGCCCGTCCTTCTCCTCGCCCGCGTTCTTGTGATCGCTGGCGATCTCGTGCCAGCGCACGTCGATCGGCGGCAGCGTGTAGCCTTCGTCGCTGAATGCCGGATCGATATCACTCGGCTTCGTAACGAACAGCGCCCATGTCGCGATCCAAAGCCAGAACTCTTCGACCTTGTGCGGATGGATCGTGAGCTTGTCGGCCTTTTCGCTGTTGCGCTTGAAGAACCTGGTCTTTGCCTGCCCTACCTCCATCACTTCGAGGTAGGCCGAATACGCGAGCAGTTCGATGTACTCGTTCGGGCTCGGCGTTGCGGTCGCGACGAACCGATATCGCACGCCTTCGGTCTTGATGCCAGTCCCGCGATCGTCGCCAGCGAACAGCCGCATGAACTCGCGGAAGGTCTTCGTTCCCCCGAAGCCGCGCAGCACGGCCGCTTCGTCCAGGCTGGCTACGATGAACTGAGTCGGGTCAATGTGACCGTCTCGGACGGTCTCATAGTTCGTCAGATAGACGATCGTCGCAGCTTCGCCGCAACAGTCGCACCCCTCGTAGTGCGTCGAACTGTGGCAAATCTCGCCAGTTCCGCCACAGCGACCGCATTCCGTTTCCGACATGCGGCGGATGAACTTGACCGATACGCCGAGCATCGCTGCGTCGCGAATGAACTCCTGGCGCACGCCGAGCGGGATGACGATCAGGCCGCGACCACCGGTATGCAGCATGATGATCCGGACGATCTCGATCTGGATGACGCTCTTGCCGAGACCGAAGGCGGCGAAGATCGCACGCCGGCCGCCGGCAATGGCCCATCGGACGATCGCGCGCTGATGCGGCTTGAGGATTGGATTGATTTCGCTTTCCGCGATATCGAACCCGAGGCGCGGCGCTACCGCAACCTTCTGCTCAAGGAATTGGCGGTAAGCGTCCGTCACGCTGCAACCTCAACCGTCGCCGGCATGACCTGGTGATGCGGCCACCGAACGCAGCACGCCACGCGGCAGTCACCTTTGTCCAGAATGCAGCGCGGCCACTTTGCGATCAGCGGTTGCGGGGCGTGGGGATAGCGGCAGTTGCCTTGGGAGTAGTGCTGGCAGTCGATGGTTTCGAGCAGGCGGAAGGTCATGCTGCTTCCTTCGACGTTTGGCCGTTCTCTATCTGCCAGCCGTAGAGCGCAATCATCAAACTGTCGGCGCGACCAATGTCTTTCTTGCGTGCCAGATCGCCAGCGAGTGCCGGGAACAGTTCGATCGCGCGGATGCGCGCGGCGTCTTTCTCTTGCTTGAGCAGGCCATGGTGCGCTTTCCACTTCTGCGGGAAGACCAGTTGCCAGTGCAGGCCGAGCGCGCCCAGGACACCCTTCACAACACCGTAGCCCTCACCGAACCGGAAGGCGCTGCTGCTGCCCATCGCTGCGCGCGGTGCGCCGCTCTCGCCTTTCGTCGCCGGCATAGCGTTGACGTACTCGACCCAGACTTGGACGTCGGCGCCTTGATGCGTCTGGAAGATGCCACGCAATAGTGCGGCCAGTTCGTGCGAGTCGATCGCGCGACCGGTGCCGATGTTGCGCTCGACCGTCGGCATATCGATGAAGCCCGCTGGATCGCCGTCGGCCAGAATCGCGATGCAGCCAGCGAGGCCAGGGTCGATGCCTAATGTCACGCGAAACGTCATGCTGCCTTTCTCCCCGCTGCGATCAGATTGTTCTGGAAGGTCAATTGCTCGGCGTTGTCGCCGTAGCGCTCGAAGAATCGGCGCGGGCGGTGAAGGCTCGGACCATGCGCGGCTTCCATCCGCGAAGTCGTCATACCGAATCGACAGATGGAGCGGTGATGCCAAGAGCAGAGGCAGACGCTTTCGTCTTGCCCGATCTGGCGACCGCTTTTGGTCTGGTGATGAATCTCAGACGGGCCCGGCTGCGGGCACACTTCGATGATGCAAGCGATGCACCCGCGAGCGCGGCACAGGTCCTGGCGTGCTTGCTGCTCGGCCGTGGGTGAGCCAATGGCGCGACGGAAGGTCACGCGTGCCCTTCCTCAACGCTGGCGATGATCTCGGAAAGCTCTCCGGGCGGAACGCCGTGGAAGTGCTCGCGCAGGTACTGGCAGACTTCAAGCACCAGTTTGTTGAATCGTTCCTCTGGCATCGAATCGAAGGCGATCGACTCTGGCACCTTCACCGTGATCTGATTGAAGTCACCGAGAACGGTTTTCAGCACGGACTCAAGGATCGTCCTCGCGCCGGCTCCGAGGTGCTGTTCTGCCGCGGCGAGCACAAGCGCCATGAACGGCGATGCGTCGATCGTCGATTCTTCGCAGCAGATGCCAGCCTCGCCTTGAATCTTCTTCAGCGCCTCGTGCGCGTCCTTGCCTTCGAACCCTTCAACGTGGTCAACGATGAGCGCACCTAGCGCGTGAGCCAGGCCGTTGAACTTCGGATTGCGTGACCGCTCGATGCGCCCGCGCACCGTCTGCCCGACCTTGTAGCCGCGATCGCGCATCGCCCGCGTATCCCACTGCGTGAGCGGTGCCAGCACGCTGACCTGCTCCGGTAGGACTTCGCCGGTCTTGTGGTCGACCAGCAAAGCTCGACGCGCCTGGAAATAAAGCGGGCGCTGCGGCTTTGCTGGTTTGCGTGCTTTGGCGGATGCGGCAGCCATCGGATCAGTTCAGCAGCGCTGCCTGCTCGCCCTGAATCTTCTTCGCGCGGCTCGGTTTCTTGTCGGCCTCGCCCGGCTTCTGCTGTTCTGGCAGGTCCAGTTCGGCGACGTCCTGCTCCAGCTTCACCTGCACCGACTTGTTGATCTTCTGCGCCAGCGCCTCGAGGACGCCCGCCGGCGGTTCTTCGATCGTGACCTGGAACGAACCTTCGAACAGGCCTTTGGCGATCGGCCGGAACTTGATCTTGCGCAGCTTCGCGCAACGCAGCTTGGCGAGGCTGCTGATCTTGACCTGGTGTTTTCCTTCCCACTCTTCGTCCAGAGGGATCGAGCCGATGCCGAGGAAGCGGCGGTTCTGCTCTTCGTCGTCGGCGAAGAATGCGCGGATCACGTCGGCGACATCAGTGCGCAGCGCCGCGGCGACAGCCTTGGCCGGAAGATCCTCGATCGTGAAATCGATATCGACAGCGACCGGCGATTCATCGTTGTTGCCGCGCCGGGTATTGAGGTGCGTCAGCAAACATTGCTGCGCGATTTCGAACGGTACGAACTTGCCCATCTGTTTTCTCCCGTGTGAGTCAAGCATTCAGTTCAGTTTGCTAAATTGCGCAAGTTGGCATGTTTTGCCGTTTACGCGGTCTCGGCCTCCGGTGTCGGCTGCCAGAGGTCTTTCAGGGCGTCCCAGCTGACGGTCTGGTGGCCGTCATAGAGCGGTTCGATGTAACCCTCGGGCGCTCGTGCGAGCGTTCCCGGCTACGCATCGGGCCGAATCAGAGCGATCATCCGTTCGCCGCCTTCGATGCAATCGAGCGGCTCGACAACGGTTGCCTCCGTGCCGACAAGTCGCGCGCAGATCGGGCCGGCTCGGACGATTCGCACACGCTGGCCGGGGCGAAACGTGGCCATCACGCAGCGACCTGATAGAGGTCAGACGCCAGAGCCGACAGATAGCGTCTGCGTGCGGACTGGATGATCGGCAGGCTGGTCCAGTGGTCTTTCGGTGCGCCGAACGCGGCATCACCACGAATCGCGGTCAGCGCGTGCTCGATGAAGTTCTTCGCGGCTTCAGCGCGGCGTGTGCGCAGGACTTTTCGCAGATGGCTCATGCGCGCTGCGCCGAGGCCGCGCACGATGGGACGTTTGGGTTTGCGTTTACTCACTCTGGACTCCTCGGGTCGGGCTTCGGCTGCTTCTTGAAGCCAGCCGGTTTTGATTCTTTCGCTTCGTGCTTTGTCGGCAGCGGACCGTCCCACTCGTCGAGGCGCATCTGGTCGAAGCGGTTCGCCAGGTAGATCGTGTCGCCCGTCGGCATGTCACGGCCCTTGCCGACGATCATCTCGACGACGCCCTTCATGTGCGTGGTTTTGTCGTAGTAGTCCTCGCGATGGAGGAAGAAAATCACGTCGCCAATTTCTTCGATCGATCCGGATCCGCGCAGGTCGGCCATCGTCGGGCGGTGATCGGCGCGGCCGTGCGAACTGCGATTCATCTGGCACAACAGCACGATAGGAACGTTCAGTTCCTTCGCGGTGTTCTTCAGCTGCTGCGCGACGTCGGCGATCTCGTTTACCGGGTCACGTCCCGGCCGACGTATGGCGTGCAGGTGATCCACCACGGCGAGCTTCAGCGATGACCGAAGGTGCTGCCGCTTGAGGCGCGCGCAGACTTGGTTGACCGTCAGGCCGGCCTGGTCGTCGATGGCCAGCGGCGCCGCGGCGAGACGCGTCATCGTCTCGGAAATCTTCGGCCATTCGGATTCGTCGATATCGGTCGGTCGGCGCAGCGAGCGGTGCGATATTTTCGCTATCGCCGCGACCGATCGCTGCACGAAGGCTTCGTCGCGCATCTCGAGCGATTGCAGTGCGGTGTGATAGCCGGCCAGCGCACTGTGCGTGGCGATTTGAAATCCGGCGACCGACTTGCCCATATTCGAGCGGCCGGCGATGATGATCAGGTCGCCCGCCTGCAGGCCGAGCGTAAGGTCGTTGAGCTTCTCCCAGGGCGTGAGCAGGCCGCTGTATTCCTCGCGCCGCTCGAAGCGCTCGTGCAGGCGCGCGTACCAGGAACCGACGCTGCCTTTGATCGACCGGTGGCCGCCGGCGCGCGCCGACGTGGTCATGGCCGCAAGCTTGTTCGTCGCCTGCGAGGCGATCAGTGACGCATCTGCCTTCGGATCGAAGGCCTGGCCAGCGATCTCTGTACCAGCGTCGATCAGCTGGCGCAGGCGCGACTTGTGCTGCACGATCTCTGCGTAGGCGACGATGTTCGCTGCGCTCGGCGTGTTGTTCGCCAGCCTCAGGATATAGTTCGATCCGTCGACCAGATCCGCGATGCCGTTCGCCTCGAACCATTCGCCGAGCGTCACGGAATCGTAGGGCTTGCCCTGCCCTGCCAGTTCGAGGATCGCCTTGTAGATCAGGCGATGATCCTTGCGGAAGAAATCCTCCTCGGTCAGCCAGTCGGAGACCTTCGCGAGCGCGGCTTCGTTGAGCATCAGTCCGCCGAGCACGGCCTGCTCTGACTCGAGGGAGAACGGCGGCTGACGCAAAGCTTCGATGCGGCTGGAGCGTTTGCCGTCCATCAGGCGGCTGCCTCCGATGTCGCCTTGTCGAACACGGCGAGTACGACCTCTTCACGCGTGAGGTATTCGAAACTCGGGGACCAGTTCTCGTGACCGCGGCCGGGTTGCTGCCGGCCGGACTTGAACGGATCCTTGTCGACCTCTGCGAAGTAGGCGTCCCAGAACTGTCGGGTGATCAGCGTCGAGCCGAATTGCTGCTCGCAGATTTGCCGGGCAACGCGCGAGCACCGCTTGACCTGCGCCTGGCGCTTCTCGCGCCCGACGGTCGCGTGCACGGCGGACAGGAGACCGTTGGGCTTCCCTAGGCGCGCGTTGAACGCGGCGATCGCGTCGTCGGTTACCTGACGGAGCCTTTCAGCCTTCCGCTCGGTCAGGTCAGCCGGTGCGGTTAACTCAAGAGCTGGTTTTGCAGATGGCTGCCTTTTCGGGTCATCGCCAGATGACGAATCCGAACGAAGTGAGGATTGCTCTTCTCCTTCCGTTCCATTCCTTTCCCCTTCCCTTCCCTTCCCTTCCCCACGTGCATGCACTGCACGCGTGGCTGACGCGTCGTCATCGCGTGGTTCACGCGTGGCTGACGCGTTGGGAACTGATTGATTGCGAAAGTCTTCTACTTCGTCAGCGTCATCCAATCCGGGCATGACTGACGCCGTTTCACGGGTATTGACGACCTGGTGCTTGCGGAAGGTTGGGACCCATCCAAACCACTCGTTCCCGACGCGATACTTGACGATGAATCCACGCGTCAGCCACGCGTGGAGCACGCGTGAAAAGTCGACGGGGTCGTGCGGAAGAACGTCAGCCTTAAGGGTCCGCGGGCGCCACTGGAATCGACCTTCGCGATCGCACGCGGTCGGAAACAATGCCCAGGCAAAGCGGATCGGAAGACCGGTTTCCAATTCGAGGTCGTACAGACCTTCGTGCTTGGCCATCTCTGGCTTGATCGTGCGTATCCTCGACACTGGTCTATTTCGCCTTCAACTCGAGTTCCGGCTGCCGCGTGCCAGGCGCACTGGCCAGAACTGCAGCCGCCTCAGCCAATTCCTGTTGCGTTGCCTGGCGCTCGGTGATCGAGATGGCGTTGCGCACGCGGTCAAGCTGCGCGTGGCGCTCGGCGTCGCTCATGGAGCGCATGATGCCGCCTTGTCGGAAGGTCACAGTTGATACTCCCCTGCCTGCGGCTCAGGCGCGCTTGCGGGCGCGTGCGCGGAGTTCGGAGATCCGATTCGTCATCGCCTCGAGGCGATCGACCGCGCCGACGAATTCCATTTCGAGGTCGGTGGCGGCCTTGTCGAAATCGAGCGGCTGCGGGTCGCTGTAACCTGCGTCGCGCGCCTCGAATGCAGCCAGGACATGCACATTCGCTTCCCGTGCCATCCTGCGAATGAGGCCAAGCTGCTCCGGAGGAAGGACATCACGCCGATCGGGATTGCAGCAATCGCTCAGCCAGCGGCCCGCTTGGTCTGCCGGAAGCTCCGGCTTAAGCGTGGCGCCTACCCTCTTGAAGCCGCCGATCGCGACAACGGTCGCACGGATCGCTTCGTTGTAGTCCTCAACGATCAAAGGAAGCTGTGGGGAAGTCATTGTCCGACGTGCTCCGATGTTGTCGTACAGCGTCGGACAACCTCTCCGGCGCAAAATTTTTTACGCCATGAACCTATGCAGCTTTTCTCTTTTCGTCGCCCCAAACGAGGCTTTCTTTCGTGACCTCGCCCTTCGTCGCCAATTCGATCGCAAGCGCAAGCTCGGGCGACACACTGCCGCGGCGCACTGCGTTGTTGATGACCTGAGGGGAGACGTTCGCGGCGCGAGCGAGATTCGATGCACCGTCGAGAAGTTCGATGGCCTTGAGCAGGCGAAGCTTTTGCTGAGTCGGCTTGGTCATGGCGCGGATTAAACGCCATGTTTAGATTGTTGTCAACAGAATGTTTTGATGCCGCTGAATTGCACTGCTGGCAATATCAACAGATGGTTTATAGAGACAAACACGCGGTCATTGAGTTGATCTTGGCGGAATGCAAGATCGCGTCTGAGGCCGAGCTTGCGCGCCTATGCGGTCTGAAGAGCCAGGCCACGCTCTACAATTGGTGGAAGCGCGACAAGGGCTGGCCCAGATCCGCGCTGGAAATACTTCCGGCGGTCACTGGCATCTCGGCGGACTACCTGCTCGGCAAGAAAGATGCAACGCCGTTCCCTGACGGCCCCAAGGTTGTCGCGGTCGACGACCCTAAGGTAGTTGGGCTCGCAGGAGACGTCTTTGTACTTCGGACGTTTCTGTCGGCTCACTTTCAGTGGCTGGCCGAGAATAGACGAGACGAAGCGCTGGCGGTGGCCGCAGGCTATCGAGCAAGGACGACTGATGAGGATGAGGTTTGGCAAAAACACGAGTTTGCCGCACATGCTCTTCGCATTCTTGACGGAGCTGGGAGTAAGGCTGAGAACGCCGGCCAGCTATCCGCGCCTCGCGCAGGCGGCGCAAAATCAAAGCATCAACCGCGATCTCGAAAGCATTCATGATTCCCCCGCTCCTCTGCAATTGATTTGACAGTTGAGCGTGGGCCTGGATCACAGGATGAGACGCGCTGAAAATCCTGAGGTTGTAATGCGTACTGGAACAAAACTCGCAGCAATATCGGCCATAGCGTTGATCGCGCTGACAGGATGCGGAAAATCACAACAGCAGATAGCCGCTGAACGCGCTGCGAATGATGCTGCTTCCGCCGCCGCCGCTGCGCAAATTGAACGCGAGAGGGATGCACAGGTGAAGCGCGACGCCGCGGCTATGGTCGCTGCGCACCAGGCCGCCGAGCGCGCCACGGATACAGAGGAGCTGGCGCAGATCGCCGAACGCGATAAAGCCGACGAAGCCGCAGCTTTGGCAGTCCTCCGCGAACGCCTATTTGACGCCGATTCCGCAAAGTTTCGAAACGTCCAGCACAGTGCTCGAATGACCTGCGGCGAAGTAAATGCCAAGAACAAAATGGGCGGATATATTGGCTTCAAGAAATTCATCGTCGTCGACAAATTGGCTGTCGTTGAAACTGACGACGACTCCAGCGGTCATGGCATGTATAACCTTACGGTCAACGCTTACGGCGAGTGCGGGACGCCACCCAGCTGAGCAATCCTTTGCCTGCACTTAGCGGGCTTGGTGGCGCACGAGCATTCTCCGCTCGGGGCCGCGCCGAATCTGTAGGACATCTCTGACTTTCGTGTAAGCGAAGGGACGATCCGTCACGCCTGCAATTTATCTCGTCTTAAACATTCTGTTGACAACAAGCTAAACATGGTGTTTACTCGCCTCCACTCGCTCACCCGAGCGATGGAGGGAACATGGCACCGACGAACTACGACTGCGGCATCTGGGCCCCGGTCTACCACGGACTGAAGTTCCGCCTGGCCCGCAAAGGCGAGCGCTTCGCGATCCTCGGATCGCACCGAACTTCCGAGACTGACCCGTCACAGACGTTCGCCACGCTGGCCGAAGCTCAGGCCGCGGCGGACGCGCGCAACGCGAACGCGATCTGGTTCCGCGTGGACGGCGCGCTGTTCACCGCCGCGCAGATGCGCGAGGCGAACGCCGACGATGCCGATCTGCTCGGCTGGCTCGGCAACGCGCAGGTCGGCGACCGCTTCGCCGCTTTCGTGCCGTGCGAGCGCGTGGCATGAGCGCCTACGACGACTACGGCTTCCACTGGCCGCGCCTGGAACCCGGCGCCACGGTCCGCTGGCCGTTCCTGCTGGCTGCGTTCCTGACCTTCCTGATCACGGCCGTGTGCCTGATCGCTGACGCGGAAATCGCCTCGCAGGTGATCCTGTGAGAAAGGCATCTCTCGCAATCGTCGCCGCGCTTCTCGGTTCGATGGGCTTCGCCGTCGCGCCATCCCTGCAGCAGCAGGCGAATCCTGTCGAGCCGCAGTCGGCCTCGCAGAACGGCTCACAGCCCGCTCCCAAGGCTCCGCTGCCGAACCGCACCATGAGCATCGCCGCAGCGATCCGGCAGGCCATGCGCGGCACCGGTGGACTGTCCGGTGAAGCTCCTGCCAAACCGAACGGTGGTCGCCGTCACGCGCGCGTCAAACCAATGGTCGCGTCCCGCACCAAGCCCCGCAAGCGCGTTCGGTGCAAGGTCAAGCGGAGGGCGCACAAGTGAGCGCGCATTCTCCCTGCCCGTGGATCACAAGGCCGTGGTCTTGTCATGCGCCGACAACGGTTATTTGCGACGGCGCGGGCGAGCAGAATTACCCGTTCATTATTGCTGAATGCTCCGGCAATGGTGGCCCCGAAACGGCCGAGGTCGAAGCAGCCAACGCGCGCCTGATCGCTGCGGCTCCTGACCTTCTCGCCATCGTTCGCAAATACGCCAGCGAGTGCGCCAACTGCAATGGCGCCGGATTGGTCAAAGCGGTATTGCCGTGATCCTTTTTCACCCCCACTGCCCTGCCCGCATTTCGCAGAGCATATGCGGCGTTGAGCGACAGCCGGAGTAGCGATCCGGTCGGTGGGGTTCAATTTCAACGGAGGATGTAATGACGACTCTCTCTACGCTCGACCTCGACCTTCCGCAGCTTCGCTCGCTGCCGAAAGAGTCGAACGTCCGCCCGATCACCTTCGGCGACATCCTCAAGTTGCGCGACAGCAAGCGCGAGGGAGTCATCATCGCCGTGCAGTTCATCTGCACCAGGGCCGGCGTCGATTCGCGCAAGCCCGTTGATGCCGCGCTCGCCCTTCTGGACGCAGGCCGCAGCCGCGCAACCGCCGTCGAGGAAGGCCGGCGCATGGCGATGCGTCTGGCGCGGGAGCTTGATCCGCAGCCGCCGAGCATGGCCGCGTGATGACGCGCTTCGTGATTCTCGCCGCCCTCCTAGTCGCAGGTTGCGACAATCCGATCACTGCCGAGCAGTCTGCCGAGCAAATCAAGGCCTGCGCTGACCATGGCCTGACGCAGGTTTCGCGTCGCAGCGCTTGGGATGGCGCGATTACCGGCTATCAATGCGTGCCGAAGAAAGCGCCGTGACGACCATCCTCCTCGCCCTGACCTTCGCTGCGGTATTCGCCTACCTCATGCGCAGCACGCGCGTTCATGGCTCCCTGGAACCGAGTAGCAACGCGCTGCGCCTGCATCAATGGGACCGTCGCATGGCCTGCGCTGACCTCGGGCAGCACTCCGAGGCGCGCGTCTACATGCAAGCCCGTGGCGCCATAGCGAAGCGCCGCATGCTGGCGCATCTGCGCAACAGCCAACCAACTGCGAGCGCGCCAGCGGGGCTACTGATCGTCATGCAGCGCATTGGCGATGGTCCGCTAACTCCGATGCGTCTGCAGGTTGCGCCGCTCGCATCGCTGCGGGCGAAACCGGAAGTTCAGATTGCAGTGCGCCGGCCACGACTACTGAGCATGGCGGCACGATGAGATACACCAGAGAGGGGTTGACCGTGGCGACACCAGCACGGAGTGGAGTCATAGCGGCCGGGTTGTACCTGCGGAAAGATTGGCTCGGATATCACGTCAGTAACACGTCCCACCGTGGCACCGGGCAGACGGTGCAATAGTTTCCAGCGGCGACGCTTGTCAACCTTCTCTGACCCGGTAAGAGCGTCGCCGTTTTTTTCTTCAATGCAGTCGTGCGGCGTGGAAGGACACGCAGCGAAACAGGATCGAACCTTTGCCGTGTTGGTTGTGGATAGACACTGATCGGCGCGGCCTACAGAGGCCGAGAAGGAAACCCCCTGATTCGTCGCAATACGCGAGCCGGCAACGGTCACGACTGCGCCCCATTAAACACCGCGCCGGACGGAATTCCGGCAAAGGATCACATGACGACCGCGATCACCGAGTATTCCGCAACAGAGCAAGCCCTGGCCGAACTGCGCCAGAAATACGAAACGGTCGTTTTCGACGTCAAGGCGACGAAGGGCATGGCAGCCGCGAAGGATGCTCGCGCCGAGCTGCGCTCGATCCGCACGACGCTGGAGAAGAAGCGCGTCGAGATCAAACTGCCAGCGCTCGAACGCTGCCGGCTGATCGATGCCGAGGCCAAGCGCATTACGGGCGAACTGGCGAAGCTCGAGGATCCGATCGACGATGCGATCAAGGTCGAGGAGGCGCGCAAGGAAGCCGAACGCGCCGAGAAGGCCCGGCTGGCTGAGGAAGCAGCGCGCGCCGTGCGTGCGAGCCTGGAAGCGATCCGGCAGCGTCCGTTGACGATGATCGGCAAGTCGGCATCGGAGATCGCCGCGCTGATCGAGAACACGAAGGCGCTGGAGTTCTCTGCACTGCCGGAGCAGGTTCAGGCCGAAGCCATCCAGTTGCGCGATGAGGCGATCGAAAAGCTGGTCGTGATGCATTCCGACCGCGTTAGCGCCGATGCCGAGACCGCGCGCCTGGCCGCCGAACGCGCCGAACTGGAACGCCAGCGCCAGCAGCAGGCAGCCGAGCAGGCTGAGCGAGACCGCGTTGCCCGAGAGGAACGCGAAGCGGCGGAAGCCAAGCGTCAAGAAGCGATAGATCGCCAGCAGGCTGAACTCAAGGCCGAACGCGAACGGCTGGCAGAGATCGATCGCCAGCAGCAACAGACCGCAGCGGCCGAGCGCAAGCGCCTAGCCGATGAAGAGGCTGAGCGCCAGCGCGTCGCCGCGGCCGAGCGTGAACGTCTCGACGCCGAACGCCGTGAACTCGACCGGCAGCGCGAGGAGGCCGCACAGGCCGAACGTGATCGCCTTGCCGAGCAACAGCGCCAGATTGACCAGGCGCGCGCCGAGGCCGAGCGCAAGGCTCGCGAGCAGGCCATCGCGAACGCCGACCTAATCGACTCCGCGCGCGAAGCCTGCGAACTCCTACAGGACAACGGATTCGCCACCCATCTCGTGACGCTCAAGTTGAGCGCCGCACTCGACCGTGAAACCGCACAGAGGAAAGCCGCGTGAGCAATCTCGACTATCGCACGTGGGGCGCGACGCGGAACTGCAAAGGCTGCCGCTTCTGGAGCGAGATGCTCGCGCAATGCAATGGCGGCGGACCAATCGAGGCACTGTGTATTTCGCCTGATAGTCCGAACCGCAGCAAGTACATGACCGGCGCGCGAACGTGCGCGTCGTGGCAGTCCGGCGAACTCGGGGCAGTCGATTCGCCTGGCGGTGATCCGTATTCCCAAACTCAGGAGGCAGCATGAACGCTATGGTCAAACCGCAAGGCGGCGAACTCGCCCCGATCAATCAGCCGGCATCCGAGGACTCGCGTGTCCTGATGATGATCGTGCAAAAGATGTCCGAGGACCCGGACTTCGATATCGACAAGGTCAAGGAGATGATCGAAATCAAGCGCGGTCTCGATGCGGATGTCGCGCGCAAAGCTTTCAATCTCGCCGTCGCCGAGTTCAAACGGAATCCGCCCGTCGTCGTGCGTGACATGCTCAACAAGCAGTATGGGTCGACCTACGCGAGCATCGCTGCCGTCGTGAATACGACGAATGCCGCACTCGCGCCGCACGGCCTGAACGCGAGTTGGGACGTCGTTGAACAGACGAAGGAAGGTATGCGCGTCGCCTGCATCCTGTCGCATTCGCTCGGGCATGAGAAGCGGGTGGAAATCTGGGGCCCAATGGATGCGAGCGGTCAGAAGAACCCGCTGCAGCAGGTCAAGTCGACGATGACCTATCTCAAGATCGCGACGTTCGAAGCGGTGACCGGTATCGCCTCTCGGGAAGGTAACCAGGACGATGACGGGAATGGCGCCGGCAGCAATCTAACAGGCGACGCGAAGCAGAAACCAGATGACGCGATCGCCAATCCGCTGTACGACAAGATCGAGATCTCAGAAGCGGTCGCCGAACTGCAGAAGGTCAAGCCTGAAATCGAAGCGGCGAAAGTCGGCGCCGGCACGAAGCGAAACCTGATCGCCGCCTACAACGCCAAGCTGAAAAAGCTGCGGGAGCCGCAATGATCCTCGTCCAGTGTCAGCAAGGCGATGACCGCTGGAAAGGCGAACGCGCCGGCGTGATCACCGCGAGCATGTTCAGCACGATCCGCAAGCGCGTCGGCGAACTGGACGAACGGCAGGCTGCCTACGTCAACGCGATGATCAACGGCAAGACCCAAGCCGAGGCGATGCTGATCGCCGGCTATAAGGTCAAGCCGCGCGCCGAGGCTGTCGAACGTGCTCTGGCCGGCCTCCCGGTTGGCGACTGGTCCGATGCTGCGAAAGACTACGCCTTCCGCTTGGCGATCGAGCGCATCAGCGGCGAACCGCTGGATGAAGGTTTCCAGACGTGGGCTATGGCGCGCGGGCACGAACTCGAGCCAGCGGCGCGGTCGGCGCACGAGTTCGCCGCGGACGTCGTCGTGCAGCCCTGCGGCCTGGTCCTGACCGACGATCGCGCATTCGGTGCGAGCGCGGACGGATTCATCGGCGATGACGGCGGCGCGGAATACAAGTGCCTGGTCGCGCCAGATCGCCTGCGCGCCGTGCTGCTCGACGACGACCTGTCCGAATTCGAGGACCAGATGCAGGGCGGCATGTGGATCACTGGCCGCAAGTACTGGCATTTCGCGCTGTACTGCCCTGCCCTGGCGCCGATCGGCAAGGAACTATGGTGGCGCGAGTGGAAGCGCAATGACGAATACATCGAGAAGATGGAAGCCGACCTGATCGCGTTCAAGGCGCTGGTCGATCTGAACGAAGCGCGATTGCGTGACAACGGATTGAAGGCAGCAGCCTGATGTCGATCCCCAACGGCGCGACGATCAAACCTCTGGTGAAGCTCGGCCGCTCACCAGAGGAATGCTGGAGCTGGCTCGGCAGCATCGGTGACAACGGCTGCGCGCTCAAACAGTTTCACGGCCAGCAGATTCCGGCGCGTCGATGGCTCTGGAGCCAACTCTTCGGCCCGATCCCGCTTGGCATGGTGATCTATACCTCGTGCGGCAGTGGCTCTTGCATCAATCCGTTCCACTTGCGAATGGGCACGCAGGCAGATGCGGTGCGCTCGGGCGCCGGCACCATCCTGCTTCGCGATGACGTCGCCGAGATTCGGCGCGAGACGTGCCGCGACAAGCGCACAGCCGAACGTTATGCGAAGCGCTATGGCGTTTCGATCATGACGGTTCGCGATGTCTGGCGCCGCGACTCGTGGGTCCGCGGCCGACCGTTTCATGGCCCGGCTACCAGCAAGCATCCGCGTCGATTCATCGCCGCACAACCCACTGGAGAAGCGAACTGATGGCCGACGGCAACGCAATCGTCGCACGCGCAGCGAAGCAATTCCTTTTCGCGGATTTATTCTGCGGAGCTGGCGGGAGTTCGTCTGGAGCGATCCGCGCGATCCGCGAACTCGGCCGCGAGCCGGTGCTGGTTGCTGTCAACCATTGGCAGATCGCGATCGACACGCATACGCTAAACCATCCTATGGCTCGGCATCACTGCACGGACCTGGAACATGCGAAGCCGCGCGAGCTCGTGCCCGAGGGCAGGCTCGACCTGCTGATCGCCTCGCCGACGTGCACGTTCCACAGTCGCGCGCGCGGCGGTCGCCCGATCCATGACCAGCAGCGCATGGACCCGTGGCATGTCGTGCGCTGGTGCACCGATTTGCGCGTATCTCGCCTGCTTGTCGAAAACGTTCCCGAGTTCATTGACTGGGGTCCGTGCAGCCTCCAGACCGGCCGACCGATGCCCGCACGCAAGGGCGAGTACTTCCGCGCCTGGTGCGCAGCTCTGCAGGCGATCGGCTTCCGGATCGACTACGACGTTCTGTGCTGCGCGAACTATGGCGACCCGACGACGCGCGAGCGGTTCTTCCTGATCGGCCGGAGCGATCGCGGCAAGCTGCGCTGGCCAGAGCCGACGCACGCGAAAGGTGGCGCCGCTGATCTGCTCGGCGCCCGGGCCCGCTGGCGCGCTGCTGCCGAGATCATCAACTGGACGATTCCGGGCAAGTCGATCTTCACGCGCAAGCGCCCGCTGAAGCCGAACACGCTGCGCAGGATCCTCGCCGGCGCCATCCGCTACCACTGGCCGCAGGTCTACGTCGACGCGCTGCAGGCGCTGCTGGACGGTCGCACACCGCGCTTGGACGTCTCGGCGGAGGAAGCCGCGCCGTTCCTCTTGCGGCTGCGCGGGACGCACGCGCACGCGATTGCAGGGTCAGGAATTGGCGTCGACCAGCCTATTCCGGCGCTGAGCGCGGGCGGCGGTCACATCGGTCTCGTGATGGCTACCGGCGGCGGTGGCGTAGCGCGCGATCTGAATCAGCCGATTCCGACCGTCACTGCCGGCGGCGAGGGTGGCGCGCGCCCGCACCTGATCGAACCGCTGTTGATGGGCGGCCAGAGTAATGCGGCAGCGAAGCCGACGACTCAGCCAGCGCCGACGGTAACGACCGTTGCGCGGCAGCAGTTGATCGAACCGCTCGTGGCGCCCTACTACGGCGGCGGCAGCGGCTTGACCTCGAAGCCTGCCAGCGACCCGCTCGATGCTGTGACGACCAAGGCGCGCTTCGGCCTGGCCGATCCGGTCATCGTCAGCACCAGCAATTCCAGCAGCCCGGGAATCCCGCGCGCGGCCTCGGAGCCGATCCGCACGATCACGACGGCGAAGGGCGGTGACATGGCGGTTGCAACGCCAGTCATCATGCGTGGCAACGTCGGCGATGGTCGCACGCGCGACATGCGCAGCGCCGACGAACCAATGCCTACGGTTACGGGCAGCCATTCGCTCGCTTTTTCGGCGCCGTTCGTTCTCCCGCTGACCCACGGCGGCGAATACGTGCATGGCATCGATGAACCGCTGCGCACAGTGACCGGCGCGCATCGTGGCGAGCTCGGGCTGATCGAGCCGACGGCGACCGGCTATCGAATCGACATCCTCTATCGGATGCTGCACTGGCGCGAACTCGCGCGGGCCATGTCGTTCGACGTCGACGGGATCGTTTATCAGTTCGCCGGCAACTCGACCGAGATAACAAAGCAAATCGGAAACGCGGTCCCCGGTTGCACGGCTAGCGCCCTCGTGGGTGCGCTGATGAAGGATGCGGCGTAGATGCGCACGCGCGCCATGTTCACGCCAGTCAAGCTCTGGTACGTGACCATGCGCGCGCCGTTGGCCGGTCAGTTCATCCAGGCGCAGACGCGCGGACGGTCGACCTACCTGATCCAGACCGCTCGCAAGAGCCCATCGCGGCGCGGTCGCTGGAATCTCGGTTGCCTTCGCTGGCCACCTGACGACATTCCGGAAGGGTCAACGATCCTTCCCGTTTATTGGTTCAAGCGCGAGAAGAAGCGCGGCACGAGGATTCGGAGCGCATGAGCGACAAGACGTCGATCGAATGGTGCGACGCGACCTGGTCGCCGTGGGAAGGATGCACGAAGGTCGGTCCGGGCTGCGATCACTGCTACGCCGAGTCGATGAACCGCTGGCTGCGCAAGGGTGCGAACTGGGGCTCTGGCGCACCGCGACGCGAATTCAGCGAGGCGCACTGGCGCAAGCCGATCGTGTGGAACACCAAGGCTGCCGAGATAGGCAAGCCGCTCAGTGTCTTCCCGAGCATCTGCGATCCATTCGACAACGAAGCGCCGGCAGGCTTGCGCGATCGATTCCTCGATCTTGTGCGCGGGACGCCGAATTTGACCTGGCTGCTGCTGACCAAGCGCATCGGCAATGTGAAACGCATGACGCAAGTGCCGTGGACGAACTGGCCAGGAAACGCTTGGATCGGCGAGACGATCGTCAACCAGGACGAAGCAGACCGAGACGTCGACAAGCTGCTCGAATTGCCAGCGCCGGTGCACTTCATTTCTTACGAGCCGGCGCTCGGGCCAGTCGACTTCACGCGTTGGCTGCCGCTTCCAACCTGCCGGCATTGCGGCCACCCTGAGGAAGCGCACGGCTTCGAACGAACGATCGGCTGCCAAGCCGGAGACGGCTCAGAGGCGAGTCCGATCTGTGGCTGCCGGAAGATGCGAGGCGAGGCCGATCACGATACGAGTGGCAAGTTCACCTATGCGCGGCATGCCATCGACTGGATCATTGCCGGTGGCGAGAGCGGCCGAAGCGCGCGGCCGATGAATCCGCAATGGGTTCGCGACCTTCGCGATCAATGCGCCGCGGCTGGCGTGCCGTTCCTGTTCAAGCAATGGGGCGAATACGCCAGCGTCAGCGAGGTCGAAGGACCTGGCGCGCATTTCACCTTCCCCGATGGCGCAACGGTGCGCAGAGTCGGCAAGCACCTCGCTGGTCGTCTTCTCGACGGACGCGAGCACAACGAATTCCCGGAGGCAGCGTGATCCGCGGCTTCTTCGAAATCGGAATCTGCCACACGAAGACGACCGAGAACGTCGGCACGCTCTGGCGCAGTGCGTTCCAGCTCGGCGCCGCCGGCATCTTCACGATCGGAAAGCGCTATCCGCGCCAGGCGAGCGACACCGTCAAGGCATACCGTCATGTGCCGATGCGTGAGCATGAGACGTTCGACGCGTTCCTAGCGGCGCTGCCGTACAACTGCCAGCTCGTCGCGGTTGAGATGGGCGGCAAGCCACTCCAGCGCTTCAGCCATCCAGAGCGCGCCTGCTACGTGCTCGGCGCCGAGGATCACGGCCTGCCGCCAGCCGTGCTCGCGCGATGCCATCACGTCATCAGCATCCCGTCGATCCGCACCGAATCATTCAACGTCGCCGTCGCCGGATCGCTGGTCATGTTCGATCGGCAGTCGAAGCTCGGATTGCTGGAGGCAGCGTGAAAGGCATGCCCTACTCCGAATGCCGCATCTTCTACGACGCGCCGATAGCTGAGGGTGATTACATCCTGACGTCGAGCGGCAAGACGGCCTACTTCGTCACGGCGGTGCGCGCGAGCCCGCGTATTCGGCGCCGCAACTATCTGCGCTGCCTGCGCTGGCCGGCGAACGAGATTCCCGAAGGCGCGACTGTGCGCCGCCTGCATTGGTACAAACGAGGACGCAAATGAAGTTTCCCGCTGAAGTTCTGCGCCATCACACCGCCGTGCTCGGGAAAACTGGGAGCGGCAAGACCTCGACTGCGAAGCTGATCGTCGAGCAGGCTGTCGCCGAAGATGCCCGCGTCTGCGTCCTCGATCCGGTCAAGTCTGACTGGTGGGGCCTCACCTCGAGCGCGGACGGTCGCAAGCCTGGACTGCCCTTCCAGATCCTCGGCGGCCCGCATGGTCACGTGCCGCTGCACGATGGAGCAGGCGCGGCAATTGGCGAACTGGTCGGGACCGGTGCGCTGCCGCTTTCGATCGTCGACATGGCGGACTTCAAGGCCGGCGGACCAAACCGTTTCTTCAACGCCTTCGCCGATTCGCTGATGCGCAAGATGCGCGGCGTCGTCTACCTCGTGATCGAGGAGGCGCACGAGTTCGCACCGAAAGAACGCAGCGGCGTCGGCGACGAGAACATGGCGGTCTACTACGCGAAGAAACTCGCGACCGCCGGGCGCTCGAAAGGGATTCGCCTGATCGTCTGCAGTCAACGTGTCCAGGCGCTGCACAATGCCGTGCTCGGAAGCTGCGAGACGTTGATCGTGCACCGCTTCACGGCACCCGCTGACCAGGCCCCGGTCCTGACCTGGCTGAAGAGCAACGTCGACGACAAGGCGCGCCAGCAGGAGATCTCTCGCAGCTTGCGCGGCCTGAAGACCGGGCAGGCATGGATCTGCAGCAGCGAGGCGCCGTTGGAGCTCGTGCAGCTGCCGCGAATCCACACATTCGACAACAGCGCAACGCCTGATGGCAATGACGCCAGCGCCAAGGTCGTAACCGCGCAGATCGACGTCGATAAGCTGCGCGCGGCCGTCGGCGACGCGGTAGCAGAGGCAGAGGCGAACGACCCGAAGCTGCTGCGCGCCGAGGTTGCGCGACTGCAGCGCGAACTGTCGACACGCAAGCCCGATATCGGAATTCCGGTATCGGAAGTGAATCAACGTGTTAGCGATGCCGTTGCCGAAGCGCTCAAGCATCGTGACTTGGAAGTGAATAATTTTCGGAATAATTTGCGCGGAAAATTGCGAGATGCGCTCGACGCCATCGACGCGCCAAACTTTACGAAACCTGCCGATTCGACCGCTGCGCTTAAATCGTCAGTCTCGACCCAGAACCGAGCGCTGGCGACGCCGCCGCAGCCCGTACAGCGCCGCGCAACTCCGGCGCCGAATGCCGCGATCAACGAAGGCCAGCAGCGCATCTTGAACGCGGTCGCCGAACTTGCTTCGTTCGGAATCAAACCGGCGGATCGACCGCAGGTCGCGTTCATGGCAGGCTATTCGTCACTCTCCGGCGGCACCGGCGCTGCGCATGTCGGCGCGCTGGTCGAAGCCGGGCTGCTGCAGGTTCCTGCGCCTGGCCAGGTCGAACTCACGGATATAGGCGAGGCGCGCGCGACGTGGCCTGCAGGATCCATTTCCCTCGGCGAACTGCACGCGCGCGCGCTGTCGAAGCTGGATCAAGGCCAGCGCCGAATTCTTGAGCGCCTGATCGAAATCTACCCAGAGAGCACGACGCGCGCCGACCTCGCGCCAGCGGTCGGTTACTCCTCGCTCAGTGGTGGAACTGGTGCTGCACACGTGGGCCAGCTGGTCACGCTTCGCTTCGCCGAAGTTCCGCGACCTGGCAGCGTGAAAGCCGGCTCGATCCTTTTCCCCAAGGGCCTGTCATGAAACCAGCATCCTTCCTCGCGGGCCTGCTCTGTGGCATAGCTGCTAGCGCCGCGGCCGTGACGTCGGTCACTGTCGTGCTCGTGCACCACGACGCGCTCGGTCGCACCCAGACCGCGACCGCACAGCTTGAATCGCTCAGCCAGGACTATCCGGCTGGGATCGTGAGGCTGACTTACCGCTCCGATTCTCTCGGCTGCTCAGGATTTGAACCATGACCAATACAACCGACCCCACGCCACGCCCGACGCAGAATGCGATGACGGCGCTAGTTTGTTCGTCACATGACGGCATGAAGTATTTTTGGATTGCGGACTGGAACAAAGATATTGGCGAATCCGGTGCATGGGTAACACGCGACTCGATGATTTTTGCCAATGAACTCGCCGCCGCCAAACCGCCGTCAGTCGCGGGCACGTCAGCCGAGGATGCGGTGCGGGCGTTGGTTCGACCCATCGAGCGCGACGAGGACTATGACCGCACGTACATTCCGCTACCGGGCGGATGGGAAGTCCAGACGAAGGGACGCGGCTCGCCGTTTCGCATCGTCGGTCCCGACAAATTCCGGTTGCTAATCGAGGACCGCCCGTATTTGCATGAGACGCTGGAACGAATGGCGCGAGACATACATGATGCCTTTACCGCCGCACAGTCCCGTGCGCAGGGTGGGGTGGATAGTGGAGGTGTGGGGTGAAGCTGGTTGATCTTTCGCCCAAATGGCTGGTGTTACCTAATGCCGTCGATGGCGTGCGCTTTTATGTCGGGGTTTCGTTCTTGTGCCCGCATTGCGAACACACGCCTTGCCCAACTTGCGGTCATCAACGCGGCAGACGCCTTGCGTTCTACTTCTTCCCTCCAATTGATCCCGACAATTTGATTGGGCGATACGGCCCTGAATGGTGGCCGGAAAATGGGCGCGGAAGGAAAGAACATCGACGTGAATCAGGGGACACGTTTGACACCTTGACAATATCACCATCCGTTGGCTTTGAGCAGATTGGTCATTGGCACGGAACAATCACGAACGGAGTATTGAATCCATGACCCCCACAACAACCCGCGAACTTGCCGAGGCGCTGCGCGACGCACGCGAATTCATCGGCGAGGCTATTCAGTGCCGAGGAAACGTTGATCTGTGCAACTGCAACGACCACCTGTTGCTGCGGCGATTGGATGACGCCCAACAGTCTCAGTCAGGCGAGCGTGAGGCGGTGCCTGACTCACGCGACTGGCGCTTGGCGATCAGCGAGGCGATAGCAGGATTCAGTCCGTCGTCGCTCACTCCTACGATTTGGGAAAGGATCGAACGCCGCGCCCGCGAACTGGCAGGACAGGGGCGCGAGGCTGTTGAATGCGCGAAAATCTCTCAGGGTTGAAACCGAGACAGTGAAGACGTGAGCTTGCGACATTTGACCATTCCGGCCTTCGCGGCGCAGTCTGGCTATACCGAGGACGCGATCCGCGCGAAGATAAAGCGTGGTGAGTGGCTTGAGGGCCGCGTCTGGATCAAAGCGCCAGACGGGCGCACTCTCATCGATGTGGAGGGATTTGAATCATGGGCGACCGGGGCAGCGTCTTCCGCGCATCCGAAAGCAGCATAGGGATTCGGTTCCGCTATCGCGGCGTGGCTTGCGAGGAACGAATTAGGCTGGCTCCTACCCCGCGCAACCTCAACTATGCCCGCAACATGCGCGGCCGGATCCTTGACGAGATCGCCAAGGGCATCTTCGACTATCACGAGTACTTCCCAGGCTCAGCGCGATCAGTGCTTCTGGCCAAAGAGCCGGCAGCGATGGTCACGGTTGCGAAGAAGCTCGAGGCGTGGCTGGCATCCGCAAAGGCTTCCGTCGAGCTGAGCACCTTCGAAGGCTACGAGCGCGCCGTCGGCGTACTGAGTCGCACTTTCGGTGCGACGCTACTGCGCGACCTGTCACGCGGCCAGATTCGCACATGGATCGCCGGGCAAACGTCCACGGCCAAGCGCGTGAACAACGTCCTGACGCCGCTGCGCGGGATGCTCGCCGAGGAAATGATCGCCGGCACGATCAAGGTCAATCCGATCGCCGGCATCAAAGTCAAGCGCAAAGGCGTGAAGGAAGACGATATCGATCCGTTCACGCCGGCCGAGCGCGAAGCAATCCTTGCCGAGTGCACCGGTCAGTTTCGCAACCTGGTGCAGTTCGCGTTCTGGACCGGCATGCGCACGTCAGAGCTGATCGCGTTGCGCTGGCAGGATGTCGACTGGTCGCGTGGATTCGTGCGCGTGCGCCAGGCGATGGTCTCTGGCGAGCTGAAGGGGCCAAAGACGAAGGCTGGCCGGCGGGAGGTCAAACTGTTGCCGGCCTCGCGGGAAGCGCTGCAGGCGCAGCGCGAGTACACCCTCTTGCAGGGCGGCATGGTGTTCCACGATCCGCGTACAGGCGTTGGCTGGGGCGGCGACAAGCCGATCCGTGAGTGGCACTGGAGGCCGGCCCTGAAGCGCGCAGGCGTGCGGTACCGCTACCCCTACCAGACGCGGCATACCTACGCCTCGACGCTGCTCAGCGCTGGCGAGAACCCGGTCTGGGTCGCGTCGCAGATGGGGCATAAGGATTGGGTGATGATCGTGCGGACCTACGGGCGCTGGATACCAGAAGTCGACCCCACCGCCGGTGACAAAGCTGCGGCCGTTTGTGGGGTTTCCGTGGGGGATGACGCCGCAAAGCCGCGCCGCGCCTAGTTCGGACGCAGGTTCGATTCCCCCCGCCTCCACCAAACAAAATAAGGGCCCCCTTGCGGGGCCCTTTTTTGTTTGGAGAAGGCAGGGCGGCGCGAGAACGTCGCTTTGCGCAGCAAAGCCACGTTCGACTGCGCAGGCAGGATGCCGGAGCGGACAGCGGAGCGCAGCGTAGCTGGCCTCGCGCATCGCGCGAGGTGCGGGCCAGGAAGGCCAGCACATTCCCCCCGCCTCCGGGCCGCGCGAGCGGCCCTGAGTCGTTCGGGAACTGTCGACTTCGCTGACGAAGCGGTCCACTGCAAGAGGCAGGATGCCGAAGCGAACATCGCACAGCGATGGCCCGCAGCGGCGCAGCCGCGGAGGGCGAGCGCCATGGATGGCGCGAGTCATTCCCCCGCCTGGGCCGCGCAAGCGGCCCTGAGTCCTTCGCGAACTATCGACATCGCTGACGAAGCGGTTTACTACTCAAGTTATCCCCTCCCTTGGGCCAAGCGAGAGGGGACTGTCAGAACCGCACTGCTGCGGAGGATCGTCGGGCCGGTGTATTCGACCCGTCGGATTTGTCAGCGCGCGTCAGCCAATATGCAGCGGACATGATATGACTCTGAATTCCACACAATGTTGAACGTCTCTTCCAAACCATCGAACCACCGATGCACATCCACCCGTAGCCTCAGGTCGGAGCAAGAGTGAATCCCCTAGGCGCTTTGCCCGAGTCCCGCATCTGGTACAGGGACAGGTAGAGCTTCACTAGCTCCTGCCCATCGAGGAGTTGTATCGAATAACACTCAATGGGATGAGACGAGACATCATTCTGAGCTGCTCCTATTCGCCTGAAGAGCACCTTCCGTCCATCGGTGGTTCGAAGGCGACTCAGATAGACATTTGCGCCGTGTTCCTTTCTGCAAGGTATAGGATTCGTTGCAGTGAGCCCGAACTCGCCCCTCCCATTGGGGAACGCATCTGTGCTGATCCCGCCCGTCCCACTTGGCGGCGACTTCAGAGTGCCGTTATCCCGAGCGTCACGGCTCGACTGACTTGCCGTCCTAGTCGGTGGGCTTGGGGCGCAAATAACCTGCTGGTACGCCCGATAGATTACGTTCTCGAACGATTCGATAGCCACCCGGTTGATCTTTCCCTCTTCAAACCACTTCAACGCAGCGAGGCGTGCACCCAACTGCACCTGGGCTAGATGCGGCATCAGATCCTTGCGTCGAAGAAAATGCAGTAACACGGCGACAGCAAGTTCATGTGTATTGAAGGGCATATCTTTGTCGTTGAGCCGCACCGTAGCACCCTTTACCTCATCGCCATTGACGACACCGGCTAGAAGTTCCTCCACCAAAGCCGCGGCTTGCGTAGGGTCAGCGGTGTTTGGAGGAGGCGGATTTCCGTACATCGCGAAAATCACCGCATCGAAAGCAGTTCTGGGCTTCTTGGGTACCACCTTCGGAGCGGTGAATGCAAAATTGACTATCAGCGCGAGAAAATACACGCAGAGCGCCGAAGGAATCGCCAAAGGAGGAGCCCAAAGAAGCGCACTCGCCATCGCGGCGCTGGCCAGTCCTGCAAAGAAGGCAAGAAATAAGCCGCCTGCCGCTTCGCGCTCTCGAAAGGCAATCCAGCAACCCGGGAAGGTAGCGGCTCCGAAGCTGGCAACTAGTGCCCACTTCTGGTTGATCGGAGCGCCCTTCCAGAGCACCGCGGAGAAGACTGCGATAGTCGCGATCGCGCAACTTGCATTGGTCAGAGTCAGGTTGACGAAAAGCGCTAGTCGCGTGGCTAGTCGCCATCCCCTCTTTGCGATCCAGGACGTCGCATACGAGGTTAGATTGGCGGGGAGAAGGAACAGCGCCAAGCAGGGGGCGCCGACGACCAAGACTCCCGCCAATAGCCCAACAAGGTCCCAACTTTGACGCCAAACGAAATATGCAATCGACGCAATGAGACACAGAAGCGACACTACGAAGAAAGCTCTGAAGCCCGCCGCGAGAAATCGTTCCATTGGAGCCCCCACGATGAACTGGCCGATTCTTCTTGGTCTCCGCAACGCACGACCATCCTTCTTGCTGTAACAGCGTAGCGCACAATCCTGCAGAGAAGGGAAATCTACCGCCCTGGTCACGTGAGTCGCGCCACTTGCACCGTACTTAAGGGCTGGCGCGGAATGGCGCGATTGGTTATCTGGAATGCGCCGGACACGCGATGAGCTGGGGCCGCACGCACCGGCTGTGGAGAGTGGCGAGGTTGCAGGTGCCGCGCAAGCGCCCGCGTCAGCGCGTGGCCAGCGAGTGTCCGCGGCCACTGCCGGCCACGGGTCCGAACCAGATGTGGGTATGATTTCGTGTTGGACGCGTGCGCCATCGGTCAGCAGTTGAAGTGTCTCACTGTCATTGACGAGTGGACGCGGGAGAGCTTGGAAATCGACGTGCAAGGGAGCACGGAATAAAGGGGACGCAAGCACGTAAATCCATATGCAATTAAGTCCAGTCATAATCGGCTCCACGCCTCTCTCTAAAGCGAGCCCCGTCAAATCTATGTCGATCGTCAACAGCATTGCTACATCTGCCATGCCCCCCACCCATTCTCACCGCGCCTTCTACGCCAACTTCGTCGTAAGACGCGCCGGCTCTTCCGACGCGAAGCTGATCGCCGCTTTTGCCTCCGTCGAGCGCGAGCGTTTCGTCGGGGACGGGCCATGGTCCGTCTTCGTCAGTCCCGGCTATATCTCGACGGGCTCGTCCGATCCGTCTCTTCTGTACCAGGACATCGTCGTCGGGCTGGCACCCGAACGCGGCATCAACAATGGCCAGCCGACACTGCATGCGCGCTGCCTGGTGACCTGCGCG